ACTCAACTGACCTCTAATCACTAATACACCGCATTCACGTTTACCTGCCCATTACTATAAGCCAGGTTATTCACCGTCATCCCATCGTTAATGAATTGCTGACGGATGGCTCTTAACAGATCGCTGCTATTTTCGTCCTTCAAAAAATTCATTATGTCCACACCAACGGTCGGATATTGCTTATAAGCTCCCGGCGAGGCAAAAAGTAATTGCTTTTGATTTTGCAGCGTTGCATCGCCAATCACAAAATCGCCGTTCACGATCTGCAAATCGTTCGTTACAGCATCCAATAGATAATCATTCATCTTTTAAAATTTTTCAACTCCCCCCTTCAGGTCCATAGGAGTCCTTTGGACCTAAAGAGGGAATTATTCTAAGTTTCCAATAAATGAACCGGTAACCGGCCCCTCAGCATCCACAAGGCCGCTTTCATAGTTGATCGCTGCTGTACGCACGTATGTGTCTATCGCTGTAGCGAAAGCATTTACAAAATTTTGTTCAGCCGTTGCAGCATCAGCCGCAGCCACCTGCGTAGCATCAAAAGCCGCCTTTAAATTTGTTTTTAAACCTTCAAGGTCAAGCATATGCCCCCCGGCTCCCCCTAAAGGGGGAGTTTTTTAATAGTTTTATAAATAGTATTGTCATTTCAATTGCTTTTGCTCCCCCTTCAGGTCCAAAGGACTCCTATTGAGGGACCGTTACGCCAACAATCCGTCTATCAGCGTTGTCAAATTATTTATCCCCGCCACATCCTTCGGCGCGTATATCGCCAACATCTCCGTTACAAAGCCAGTTAAAATATCCTTCAGGCTCGTCGTTCCATTGGTAATGCTAAACCCGCTCTCTGTAATCGTGAACACCATATTGTTAACCGTTATCCGGTAGCTGGTGATCTGGTCTATTGCCAGCACCAGGTAGTCGTCTTCGGCAACTTTAGCAATCACTACTTCGCTGCCTATGGCCGGCAGCATGTCGATACTTTGATTGCCTATACTGGCAGCCCTTAACCGGCATTGCGATATGACTGCTGTAGGATCCGTATCCAGCGCTACATCACAGAAATAGTTGGTACTGTCAACCGCAGTAACCTCGCCGTCCAGCAGCATTAGCGGACCGTACTTACCGGCTATTCGTTTCAAACCGTCGCGGATGTGTCTTTCCTTAGGATGCATCGGTAGCTGGTGTAACTGGACCTATTGATTGTCCAAGGAATATTTCTCTTGTGGCGCCTCCAACGCCAAACTTTACATTTGTCCCCTGTGTGAAAAAAGCACCCTGGCGCACTTTGTATAGGGGGTCCTGGAGGTTTGCTGTATCGCACATTTGTACATAAGGCTGTAAAAAACCGGTTATGCTTCCTTCATATCCCGTATAACAAGCCTTGTTATAGGTGTCCTGTGCAATCGAATTAATAGCTGTATCTCCCGACACGTTTGCAATATCATCGGTCACAACACTTCCCCCGGTTGTGCCATAAGTATAAACCGGCCGCTGTTTGTTGTTGCCTTTGCTTGCCACCATTCTTACCAATAGCGGGTTGTCTGTTATTTTTCGCCATTTCAGCTTGTCATCCCTGAATGTATTCCAGCCCAGTTGAAAAATAGGGGCTGGATTTGGGCCTGCCGTAGCGCCGGCTCCCTGCACGCCGTCCTCTGAGCCTACAAAAAGCGTATCAAACAGGAAATAAACCGACAGGTAGCAATGGTCACGTAAAAATTCAAGATCGTCCAGGCAATTCTTTCGGTTACTTTTCAGGTTAGTCAATTGATAGTCGGGAATGTACTGACTTAGCTGGATATTGGTGTTCTGAACCAGCAGTTGCAGGTATTCCTTAAGCTGGATGCTGGGCCACGACCCCGGCATGCGTTGTCGTCTTAATTGCCAGGCATAGCCTTCGCATTCAATTTTAACCGGGATACTTGCGTTAACCCGGCGAACAAAGCCTTTAAATTCTTGCACATTATTAAAATTATATCCAAGGTTTATGACCACCGGGTCTCCCTCATTGAACAAAGTAGAGGTCTTAATACTGCTATTCGGCATGTTGACGCTATTGGAACTGACCAACGCCGGCATTGTGATCACCGCTGTATCCACAATATCTTTAACACTGCGTTTTATTTCGACCTGGTTCACGCCGCCTGAAAATTGGTAGTTGCCTATTTGGAATTGACTGGTTAACCTAAAAGACATATTTTATACTTTACAGGGGTGAGAGCGACAGTGCCATGCTGATTGCTGGAGCTACGGGTGCATTTATATTAACCGGGTATAATGTCAAAACGCCATCCTGCACCATCTTTATGGAAAAATCCCTCACGCCTATAACCTTTGCTTTTGCCGGTATTTCAATTTCCGTTATTACAACATCGGTATTGCCGCCCAAAAAAATATCCGATAATGCGCACCTTAAATTAACGCTGTATGTGTTGGTTGATAACTGGTTTGACACATATAGCTTGTATAACGATGTCAGTTGATCGTCGGGAAACTGGTTATTCGCATCGATCAAAAACCCCTTCATCTCAATTTCCCAGGCGCCAAGGCCCACTTCTTCAATTACACTGCCGCCGCGCTCAACCATGGGCGTCTCCTTTATAATTTTCTTGTTTTTTATCGACAGCATGCTGAAGGGAAAATCATATTCGACCGTACTGGTTGAGTTTGCCTGTTTGGTTGTTATGGTTATCGGCATAAATACCGGCCTGCCAATCATATCATTCAACCCGGTTAACGAAGCCAATCCCTGCCCCGGAGTTCTTAATGGTGTATTTGAATGATTGACGTAATAGGGATTTGTGCTTGACGGCGTAACAGGCATGATGGGTATTTCTGCCGGCACATAGCCATATAGCGCCTGGAATGTTGCTGCGATATCGATGGTGTTATTTGCGCCCGGATTCATATTTGCCCATGTTTTTGTGAATGATATTTGAAACAGCTATCCAAGAATAATTTTTTAACCCGCTCTATCGTGCCGGTACAAACAGGGTGAACGAGCGAAGTCCTGCACGCGCCGGATCCGGGCGAGTCCACCAGCCCGCAGTCTAACTGGCCATAGTGGCAGCGCTGTGCGTTATGCGGAGGAACATGTCCCTTATGATCTCCTCAACTTCGGGTATTCCCTCTTTGAGTCCAACGGTATGTATTTCGGTTTTGTCCTGGAATTTGGCCACATTGACAATTATGTTTTTGGATCCACCTCCCGAGATGGCTCCGGGCGTACTGCCCGAAGGCGGATTTGCGGCTGCACCGCTTACACCAAGGTCAGGCGCAACGGACCCGGCTGCGGGCATCTGCCTACCGCTTCCTGCTCCCGCAAGCCGCGAAGCGGGACTGCCCGTGCTGGCGGCCAGTGTTTGAAAGGGATTCCCTGGTTTAGCATTCTTGTTTACTGATAAGCCAATATTCCCGGCCTGTTCGCTAATGCTTTTTACGTCGCTCACAACCCGATTGGCATTTGCAGCCATGTCCTTTGCCCTTTGCCGTTCCGCGTGTTTTATTTGTAGATCGGCCTCGGTGGTTATCTTCGCAGTGAGCGCATTTTTTGCTCCCGCGAAATCACCGTGCAAGGCCAGGTTAACTGCCTTGATGGTGTTGGTAACGATGGCTGCGATGTGCTCGAATATGCTTTTGATCTTTAGAAAGACAAACTCGAACCCAAAGATCAGTTCCTGGAAAAACTCTTTGTAAACTACAATTACAATGTCGACAAAGGACTTGATGATAGACCACAGCGCCTTGATTGATTTTCCCCATCCGTCGTATTTCATGATCAGGTAGGTGATCAAACCGATAATTATTCCAATCAGAACAATAGGCCATAGGGCAAGCATATTCAGGATTGCCGTCCATACAGACGCCCATTGTGTGGCGATGGTATAAGCCGCCCAGGCAACCGTTAGCGCTGCAATAGCGCCGCCGAGGGCATATAAAATTGGCGTACAGCCGAGCAAAGCATCAAGAGCGCTCGCTACTGTTCCCAATACCGGCAGCAAAGTTTCACCCAGTGAACCGGCAACAGAATTAACAGTTGCATTAAATTGGTTCAACTGGCCGGTTGGCGACTGTTCAATACTTTGCATCGCCCCATGGAACTGACCGGCCGGGCCGGTTGCATATTCCATTGATTTGGTCAGTTCATCAAAGCTTATCTTACCTTGTGCCAGCTCTGCCTGCAGTTGCGGCATGCTTTTGCCCGTCGAGTCGCTCAACGCCTTTATCGGATCAAAACCCGCACCTTGCATCATGGATGCCTGCGCTTCAGTCAAGTGCCCGGTGCTGCTGGCGCCGCCATAGGCCTGCGCCAACGATTTTATATGCTCTCCATCGCCCCCGGCAATGTCGCCCATCATTCCCATCGCCGGCGTAATTTTATCGGCCTTCAATCCCGACCCCGCTAATTGCTTGCCGGCGGAAAAAATGTCTTCTTCGTTGTACACACCCGTTTTGGCCATCGCGTCAAGACCTGCGCTCACTTTGTCGCCCCCCACCTTTCCTAATTGAAGTTGCAGCGCTGCGGTGTTAGCCTGCCTGGCCATACCTTCCTGCAAGGCTTTTTTCGTGCCGGCGATCAGCGAATCCAGACCAACGTCCGCAAGCTTGCTCAACCCGGGTCCCAGTGCATCGCCCGGGTTTTTCATAATGTTGGATAATGAGCCTTTTGATTTGCTTGTCCCCTGGGTGGCGCCGCCCAAATCGCCAGTCTTGGCTTCATCGGCCGCCTTCTTCTTTTTTTTATGCAGCTCGTCCAGTTCTTTGCTCAGCTTCTTTACCTGGCTGTCGTCAATATTTATAACGTGCACATGCTCCATTTTGTCAAGCTGATCATTGACGTCCTGTAGCGATTTTTTTAGCTCATCCGCCTTGCCCGACAGCTTTTGTACCGCCTGCTGTATCTTGGTAAAGGCTTGCTCTCCGGTTTGCGCTATCTTTTGTAGCGGACCGGACGCCATGTCCTGCATCGTAACAAGAAACTGTACTATATCTGCCATGCCCCCGAGCCCCCTAAAGGGGGAATTTTATTTTTTTTAAATAGATATTATTAGTCCCCAATCGCACTGCCACCAGGATGTCGGTCCCCGCTTTCCGCTTCCCCTTCAGGGGGCCGGGGGGCGTGCCTCCTGCTGCCTTATATCTGCCAGCTGTTTATACATTTCTGCCCAGCGCTCATCACTTAACGACGAAGTATCGACGCCGGGCAGATAGTAAGCAAACATGGTTTCGATATATCCCATCCAGTTGTCGTCGTACTTGCCCGATGCTTCGTCTACAACTTTTTTATTTCGCCTGATTTGATCTCGATCACCTCCTGGAACTGTAGTAAGGCTGCCTGGAAGTAATCATCATCGTCGAGCAGTTCCTCATCGCCACCCAGCCAGCAGCTTCTGAAGATGTCTTCCGCCTGTAGCAGCGGGTCATTCTTTATCGTCATAGCCGCTCCAATCTCATGCCGGGTGGGCTTGCGCACATAACCTGCCTTTTGAGCATAAACTTTAACAATTTGCTTTTTACCGCGGTCATCCTTTTCTTCCTTTTCCTCAATAACCGAGTCCTCGTCATTTACCCCCAGCCTGAACACGCCTCGCGGGTAACTGTCCTTCCAGGCTTTTATCACTGCATCGGTAATATCTGCCGCCCTTCTGGGCTGTATGTCTTTTGTTTTCATAAGTGCCCCCTAACCCCCTAAAGGGGGAATTTTAATCGTTAAAAAATAATTTACTTCGTTTTAGCCGCTTCCTCCTTCCCTTCAGGTCCAAAGGACTCCCTCGGAGGGGCGGGGGGCTAACTCTGCGTCAACTGCATAAACAAAAAAGGCATCTCTATCTCCATATTCTTGGCATTTTGTTCCATACCCTTCTCAAACTTGGAGAATGATACCCCCGACAATGTATCCGTGCGCATAGGCCGGCCGTAAGCCAGTTTATAGTTTACCGTAATTACGGTCACCTGGTAAGGTACATTGGTAATGTCAGTGAATCCGGCCGCCACTGCCGCATCATTCAGCTTATCAAAATCGTTTTTAAGGACCTTGAGCGTCCCTTCCATTTTCTGGTTACCGGTTTGTATGCCGAGTATTTGGTTTCCTGCTCCGTACAAAGCTTCTTTTTCTGTTTCCATGGTGTACTTCAGGCCACGCAGGCCCACTATCGTACTCCCGAAAACCCGGACAGACATGTCAAGCCAAACAACTTCCTGCCCGTTATATGTTAATTGTGCCATTTTTGCCCCCTAACCCCCTAAAGGGGATTTTTTTTAAGTGTATAATAATTTATTTCATAGCCGCTGCCGCTCCCCCTTCGGTCCAAAGGACTCCCTCGGAGGGTCCGGGGGGCTAAAAAGAGAATCCCAAATTGACCTCGATCTGTTTCAGGTACCCAAACGGTATCACCCTGATCTGCGCCTGGAACGGCGTGCCGGCGGTGAAAACCTGGGCGGGGTTAATGTAACAAGCCGGTGTGCCGCTGATGTTTCCGGCCAGCCCTTGCGCCAGTGCGTTAACGATCTGCGATTGGATGTCGGCAATGTCTGCCGGGTCCATCGTCCCGCCGGTTTGCAGTTCAACCTCGCTGTTTACATAATTCAGGAAGGCCTGGTAGGAAATGATGCTGGCCTTGTCGATCACCCTGCAATTCGCCAGGCTTTCAAAGTCGTCGGTATCACTCGTTGCCATCGGGTCGTCGCTCACATAGTAACCGGCCTTGTTTGAGTTAGGGTAAGTAGTGCAGGTGATGTATCCGGCGTTGATCAGTGTGTTTAATTGCTGGTACCACGAACCGCCGCTGGCCGGTGGGGTGGAGGGCAGGGCGCCGATATACCATGAGCCGATGCTTAACGGACCATCTTTAACGCGGCCGATATTTACCTGCGGCTGTGTTGCCGCTACACGGGCAAGGATAGTCCCCATGCCGACGGAACCATAAGGATCGGTAGTTACACCCCCGATGCTGTAGGCCACGCCATTTTGGTTGGCGCTGTTTGGCGAAAATACCGTCGCGCTGCTGGCATCGGCCACCCGTGCGCCGATCAGTACCCTTACAGGTGTATGCTGTGCGAAATAAGCTGCCGAAAGGGCCTGGGCGTTTGTACCGGCTGCAACTGCATCGCTGTCGATAAATTCGTCCGTTGCCGGCGTATAACCTGTCGCCGGTGTACGGCTAATGCCGATCACGCGGATTTGCCCTCCGGCGTTACCAACTGCAAAGTCCAGCAACTTTTTCGCCCCGCTGGCGTTGGTTACATCGCATAAGCTTTGTATGGTAGATGTATTGGGCGCCAGCATCAGGTATAACACCGAGCCGATAGGCGCATCGTTATAAAAATCAGTTACAAACTGGTTGGCTTCCGGTTCGGCCGTGGCAGTGAGCCCCTGGCTTTCGGCATCGGTGAGTGAAACGAATTTACAGGGCTGCAAAAGCGCTATGGCGCCCGTTCCTGCACCGGTAATTACTTGCCCTACAACACCGTCTGAGGTGTTGGCCGGGCCTCCAATATTACCATTGGATAAAGAGACACTTACGCCTGGTATCATTTAATTTCTTTGTTAGGTTTTTGATTTCTTTTTTCGGCAAATAGTGATGGATCATCGTTAATGTTGACTTCATCCTCTTCTGTTGATCGACTTTTACCATTCTCTATTAGCTCGTCTGCTTTTGCTGGAGCCGCATCTTCTGCCGGCCCGATTTCGTCGGCTT